CGGGCGCTCTTCCTGTCATCCACAGCCAGCTTCTCAAAGTTTAGGCCCAGATCGTTGGCCTGCTTCTGGAGGTCAATCTCAGCGATCTTGATCTGCGCGATCTGCTCGGGGGTCAGCTTGCCGCTGGAGATGATGTCCTGAACTTTTTCAGGCTCCACACCGATAGCCTTGGACACAACCGAAACTGCCATGCCCGCAAGCGGGGTCATTAGTGCCGACGCCACCGTGGGCGCAATTTGTTTGAGCCATTCCATTACTGTTTACTCCTTGCCAACATGGTTGCTGCGATCTGCAAGAGGACGCGGTACTGATCCACGTCCGGCGGTTCTTCTTTCCATCCCACAGTGATCTGCCCGATGAACTTTCCCTGCTCCGGCGGCACACTGATCCGGCACCCGTAGGTCACGCCTTTTTGGATATACCACAGGCCAATCTCAGACTGCGCGGTCTTGTAGGGGCCGCAGGGAATCTCGCTCGCCATGAGCGCCACAACATCCCGGTTGTTGGCTACATTGGCAGTGAACAGCCCGACATCCAACCCCTCATGCGTCTTGTCGCGTCCTTCTTTGGTGTAGGCCCGGTACAGCACGCGGGTGCCAAACATAGGGTTGACCTTGAAGATGGCGACAACCTGCGCCTCGGTGTTTTTAAATAGGTGCGCTGCCGCATCTTCCACCCGGTCCTCGGCGATGCTGGGCAGCTTCTTTTGTTCTTTGTACGCGCCGATCAGGAAGGCTTGGTTCTGCCAGATGAAGTAGCCCACGAACGTGAAGACGGCCATCAGGAGGATGGCAACCAGCTTGAACGGCGAGTCCACATAGGTCAGGACTCGATCCAGCACCGTCAGTTGTGTCTTCTCTTCACTCATTCCATTGCCTGCTTAACGATGAAGATAATCAACACGCCAAAGATGCCAAGCGTAAGGAATATGCCGATGACCTGCGCCATCAGCAGCCTTTGAGCCGATACCTTCTTGCGTTCAGCCGCAGCGATCCTCTCGGCTTTCTCCCGAGCCTGCTTAATCTTCATCCGCTCTGTGAGCATCATGGCCCACAACTCGGGGTATCCGCCGTAGACCAACTGATGTTTGAGCGCCTCCTCGGCCTCGCGCAGAGCGTTGGCCTGCATCACAATTTCCATCGCCCGGGCGGTGTCAGACTTACCCGACTTGCCCACATCGTTCGCAGCTTTCTGGACTACATCACGCGCATCAAAGAACTTCCCAAACTCACCGACAAGGCCGTTGATGTCTTTGCCTAATTTGATGGCCTTCTGGATGCCCGCCACCGCAGCCTGCGCGGTCGCAAATGCGGTGATGGGATCGATCATTGCGCCCCACCATTAAGCTATAGGGCCAAGACGCGTTCCTGTAGCGATCCACGTAATGTTGTTGCTACCAGTGACCGAAAATCCTGCCGCACCGCCGACGCCGAAGTTTTGGTGGAACGGATCAGTACCCAGCACGCCGTTCGTGCCCGCAGAACCCCAGCCGCCGCCAGCACCACCAGCGCCACCTTGCGAACGTGCAGGGCCGCCACCGCCCCCGGCAGCAGAATAAGTACCAGCAGAACCCGCGCCACCCGGTTCTCTAGCGCTACCACCCGCGCCAGCGGCAGAGTTTGTCAGGCCAGTGCGGCCACCGCCGCCACCGCCACCGCCGCCAAGAACACCGCCAGAGCCACCTGCTGAGCCACCACCCCCGCCGCCACCGCCGCCTGCAATAGTGCCGCTACCGTTATTGATAGAGACCGCCACACTGACGCTGAGCGCGGTGCCGCCAGCACTACCACTAACAGCCGCAGCGCCTTCACCGCCGCCCTTGCCTCCGGCCCCGCCCATACCAACAACCGTTCCGTTGTTGATAAGAATCACGCCGCCGGGGAAGCTCCCGTTAATAGTAAGCGCCGCAGTGCCGGTAGTATCTGAACTGATGATGGCGGTGTTGGTTGCAAGCACCGGATCAGACCCGTTCCACCCCGCAGCCAACGCCAGAGACCGCAAGTTTTGCGGGGTGGTGTAGTTGCTGCTAATCGTGAACGCGAACTGCTTGACGGCGTTATAAAAGTCGCCGATGTCAATCGTGCCAGAGGTCGGCACGTTGGTGTTGTTGGTCGTCACATACGCGCCGCCACGGTAGTACTCAGAGATGCTGATGGGGTTGGACCCACCAAACTCAGTCTGAATCTGCGAGAGCGAGAGCGGACCCGAGGCGGGAAGTGCCATAACCGCTCCTTAAGGCGTACCAAATGCCGTCACATCGTTGGCAGACACGATTGCACCGTTGGTATTGATGGACGCAACCGTTACGCCACCGTATTTAAACTGCAACTTACCGCCCGACTCCGTGATCGTCCAGTTGGTGGTCGTCAGGGTGCCCGTACCAATTGCCACATTGTCCGTGCTCAGGGTATTGGTGTTGGCGTTGTAGGCCAGCCCGCTGTCGATGAACGGCGACTGGTTACCCGTAGCCTGCGCCCCCACCAGCACCAAGGAGGTCGTGGTGTCTGAGCTGGTCGTTGCGCTGATGTTGATGTTGGTGGCGTTGGTTGCCGTAGTGGCCGTGTCAGCGTTACCGGTGACGTTGCCCGTGACGTTACCCACTACCGTGCCGATGATGTGGGTGTTCTGGAACGCAAAGTTGGTTCCCTCAGACCAGACCGTCATGGTCTTGCCGGCAGGGATAGCCACCCCAGCACCTGCGGCGGTCGTGTTGCCCAGCACCGTGGAGTTGTAGATCGTGGCGGTGTAGCTGCTGGCGTTGTAGATGACGTAGGTCTTCTCTGCCGGGGGCGCATAGACAGCAAAGTTAGCTCCGGTGGTCGTGGTCAACGCAATCGTCATGTTGCGGGACTGATCCGGCGCACCGTTTAAAGCGGTCAGGGCTTGGTTGGCCGAGGTCACGGAGACAGACACATACCCCGCAATAGCCGACTCGATCAGGCCGCCAAGGTTTGTATTGGTCGTGTTACCCCACGTACCGGCTTGATCGCCCGTCGTGATCAGTTCGATCCGCAGGCTGGGGGAATAGGTGCTCATTACGAGGCTCCTTATTGGGAATTAGGTATATTTTGCCAGCCGGGGTTCTGGGTGTCATCTATTCCAGTCCAGCCCGGCGTCTGCGTGTCGGTGATGTTGACCCAGTTCGGGTTCTGGGTGGTGATGATCTTGATCCAGCCGCCGACGCCAAAGCTGTCAGCCAAGACGGCGTTCTCGGTTATCGCCACATTGAAACCGGCCTGTACGGTACGGATGTCGTTACTGTTCAGGTTTTCAACCACCGCACCCAAGAAACCAGCAACCGCCGCTTCAACTGACGCAACTCCAAAGTTCTCAACGATGAAGTCCGTGTAAATGCTGATGATTGTAGATGCGTCCTCAACCGTCATCCCTTCCGTCACAGCCTGTGAGAACTGGGCGGCAATCGCTCGTACGTCATTCATGTTGACGTTCTCTGCCACGGACTGGGCGAACTGCGCGGTGATAGCCGGCGTGTCTGCGGGGTTGGCGTTCTCAGCGATGGACTGCAAGAAGTTGGACTGCTGAGTGCTGGAGTCGGCCACCTCAATGATGTCCTCCACCCGTGTTTGCAGTGCAGCAAAGAAAGGCACCGGGTCATCGGCAAGGACTGCGTCTTCCGTCACGGACTGAGCGAACTGGGCCGCGATGGCCGGGGTGTCGTTTAAGTTGCTGTCTTCCGTGATGGATTGCAGGAACGTCGAGGCTTGGGCGCTGGCATCGTCGGCTGTGAACGGCTCGTTGATGGTGGCAATGAACAGCGCGTTGCCCGTGATCTCGATGTCGCTCTCGGTGATGACCTCGGTGATGGACTGCAAGAAGTTCGATTGCTGGGCGCTGGCATCGTCGGAGTTCAGGTTCTCCGTCAAGGAGAGGGCGAAGTTATTCCCTGCCAGTGAGGCAAACGGCGTTTGGGAAAAACTTGCAATACCGAACATTTAAACGCCCAGCGCGGCCTTGATCTGATCCGGGGTAGCAGCGGCATCAATCGCGGTCTGGATGGCGGCGTACTTCTCGCGGATCGCCTGACGGGCAGCTTCAGCGCCGTCTGCCTGACCGGGAATCTGCTTGGCGATAGCCTCGTCGTAGGGCTTGAACTCTTCAGCTCGCGCTGCCCGGCGCATATCATGGCCGATGGCTTTGGCTTTGGTGACGTTGATGACGATCATGCTTGGTACTCCCATGCTCCACGGAACGTGCGGTCGGACGGAATGTCAGAGACATCCACGATCTTATAAGGCTTGCCCGCCGGAACGTCTTTGGCCGCGATCTCTTCAATCGTCAGGCCGCACTCATCTGCGGGGATGATGACCGCCACGCCGCCATCATCGGTGGGGTAAATAATGCGTTGATTCATGGTTGGTCCTTTAGCGGAAAATGGCGACAGAAACATATTCTCGATCTGACGAAGTGAAACTGTTGTTGGTGACAAGCACTTTTGTGTTGGATGCACTAAGAGTGCCGTACCACCAAAACACTGTACCGTTTCCAGCAGCGTTGCCTGCTGATATGACAACAGCGCCGTTGGCATCAGACAATGCGTTCGTGAAGTTCACCGTGTAATCGCCTGTGTTGTTATCAGTGATGGAACTCACGTTTCCAGATGCACGAATCGCCACCGTGCCCGTGCCGTTGAAGTTGACCCATGCGCGGCAGCCGTAGGCAGGGGCCACTGAGCCATAGCCGGAGTTGAAAGCAAACACACCAGCAGAGGTGAAGCTGGCGACATCAGTGACAGAGCCGGAGTTACCGTTACCCAGCCGCACCGTGCCGTCAGGGCTGCTGGGCTGATACAGCGTGAAGTTGTTGGTGGCAGTGACCGACTGGCCGACCTGTACGTTGTTTGTTTTTAACGTGCTCATGCCAGTTGCTCCTCAGTCGGACGCGGCAGCGTCGGGTGCTCCCATTTGGCGATGTAGTCGCCACGGCCATCGCTGTCGTTTTGCAGCGTGATGACGGTCCAGAAATCCACATCCTGGAGTTGCGGGTAGAGCGCTTTGATTTTGTCGTAGAGCGTCATCATGCGGCCCTCGCCAAAAATGCTTGGAAGTACACGTCAGCGTTTCCAGACGTGGCTAAACTTGACCCACTGTTTTGGGTGCCATACAGCTCAACGTAGTCAGTAGAGCCATTTAAATATATAAGCGCTGACACATTAATTGTTAAATAGTTTACAGAGCCGCCGGGTACGTTGTTTCCGTTTTTGGCGTTAGAACCGTTTTTATAAATAGAAACAAATCTAAACCCAGATGAATTGGGGGCAAAGTTTACGCATCCGGTTACTTGGTAATAGCCTGCTACTTGAGGCTGAAAACGATAATTTGTCGTGCTGTCGAAGGCACTTGCTGTATCAAACTCTTCTACTTGAAGAGCAATTTTTGTTGAAACAGAGGTATTTATTGTAGTAGTAGCGTTTTGATAGGCGCTAAACGCAGGCCCGTTCACCGGCACACCCGGAGTTGCCGTGGTCAGGATAGTCCCCGTGCTATCCGGCAGCGTCAGGGTCTGGTTACTGGCCGTGCTCGGCTCTTGCAGAGTAACACTGCCACCGCCGGAGGAGTTGAGTTTCAGGCTCATGTTTGGTCCTTAGCGGAAGATGGTTACTGAAGCAAAAGCGGTGTCGTTTTGAGCCGGGCCAGAATCGATATAAACAACCCGCACCGAAGATGTAGTGCGATTTGAAACTGTGCTAGAGCTTCCGTTCTCCGCACACATCCATCCGGAGCTGTAATAACCCTGTTGACCTCCCCACATACCCAATCCTACAACAGCGTAGTTTGCATCTGGCATCGCCGTGGTGAAGTTCACTGTGTATAAACCAGTGCCGTTATCTGTGATGCTCGACACGTTACCCGAGGCGCGGATCGCCACCGTCCCAGTGCCATTGAAGTTTACCCAAGCGCGGCAGGTGTAGCTTGGGGCAGAGCCAGAAGGAACGGTTACTACAGAAGAACCCAGCGTCATTCCCGGCGTTACAAGCCCGCTCGTTCCATTAAGAGTTATAGGCATATCACACCACCGTCCAAACAGAGCCAGAGGGAACCGTCACCGTGGCCGAAGCATCGATGCTGACCGGGCCGAATGTACCGGCGTTGCTGCCAGCAGGGATACTGTAGCTCGTGGTCACCGTCTGGCCGTTCTCGATGAAGATGTTGTCGTTGCCGCCACCAGTAGCCCCGCCACCCACAGCAGCCCATGCGGTGCCGTTGTAGCCTTCAAACTTGATGGTCGTGGTGTTAAACCGGAAGCCACCCTGTACAGGCGTGGGGCGCTCACCCGTCGTGCCCACAGCGGGGACGAACTGGCCCGTAGTCCCAACCGTCAGCGTGTTGGACGGGGGGTTTACAAAATCGACTGCAATCGTGCTCATTGTGGCTCCGTAATCGCTAGGGGCTTTGCCATAGACAGTGCGCTGACCCCCGCCGGGATCATGGACGGATCAATAATGTCATCCACACCGTTGCCATCGCGCAGTGCATGAATGCAGTAGGCCACGGTCTCATCGGTCAGTGCAACCAGCTCATGCACCTTGTCCGCTCGGATGTAAATCATGTGCGGGGCCGTGAACTCCGTGGCTACGCCGTCAACCGTAACCTTGAGCTTACCCTTTGCCAGCAGCGTCAGGTGGTCGAACTGGTGCATGTGGCCCATCTCCATGTCGCCCGCCTGCTTGAAGTGCATCATGCGGGAGTACAGGTTGGCAACGCAGCCAATGTGAACGACGGGGTCACTCATAGAACGCTTGCGGGAATGGCACCAGAAGAAGGCGTGGCGGTGGGCGGGGGTGGAGGCGGAACATACTCAGCAATCGGGCCGTATTTCCCGGCCACAAGGTCAGCAAACATGGCGCGGCCATGCGCTTCAACATCGTTTTGGTCTGCAGTGAACGGAAGAACCTCTGGGCCGAACTGAGACGTAGTGATCTCGCAGTCAATCGCGGTCTGTTCTGCATTCGCCCAGCGAGGGTTTGAAAGGGATGTAAGAATTGCTTGCATGTTTCGTCCTTTCAGGAAATGCGTAGCCATAAGGTCGTGCCGTAATTAGCGGTATAGGGGTCAGCCCAATACTGTGAAAAACCCATACAGCGCCAAGTTCCAGCCGGTGTTCCACTTCCTCCTGCCGCGCCAAATGGCCGTCCATTTCCGTCAGTCCAAGAGTTTTGTTTAGGTGTCCCCGCATATCTAAAGTTTGACCCTGCTCTAGTGCCGCCCGGGCTTGTACTGACTGTAGTGGTTTCGCCAAGATACGCATACGTCCCCACTGCGCCAGTAGACGCACCCGCCGTTGCAGTCAGCACTTGGTCTGTTGTAGGCGTGCCTCCCGCAGTAGCCCACGTACCATCACCACGCAGGAACGTCGTGTTGTTCGCCGTACCTGAACCAAGCCGCGCTGTACCGACGGTGCCAGAAGCAAGGTTGGATGCATTCAGGTTGGTGAGGTTAACCCCGCTGGATGCAGGCAGCGTAGCGGGAAAACGCGCATCAGGGACTGTGCCAGAGGTCAGGTTTGAGGCATTCAGTTCTGTCAAAGACGCACTGGAAATTGATGTCGCCGCAAAAGTTCCCGTTACCGTCACGCCCGAACTATTCACCGTCACCACATCACCTGTGGTGGCCCCACTGTTACCAACTCCAAGGCGAACAGTGCCATCCGGCGTTGCCGGCTGATACAAGGTGAAGTTCTGGGCCGCCGTGCTGGAAGTGCCGACCTGTACGTTCTTGCTGTTGATTGTGCTCATGGTTGCACCCCTTCAGGCGATTCCTGAGGAAGCGACGGCGCGGGAGGCGACCAAGCATCCCACACCGCAACGCAATTAAGCGCCCACTGGGGCAGTTCTGTAATTGGTTGATTGGGGGGCCGGGGTGCTCCGGGGCTTGGTGCAGAAAACTCAATCTCCCCGTAAGTGTCATACCACTGCAAGGCGCGCACACTAGTTGGAATGCCACAAACCGTCAGATCTAGTGCGGGCACGCCCTCCGCCTTCATCACGCCGTCTTTGTAAACGCTGCTATCGTCTGGGATGATGGTGAGTCTCATTTGTGCTCCAAAATCATGTGCTGTGCAGTAGCGGGAACCCCGGCTGCGGCCAGCAAAACCCGTTGCCCAACCTCGTTGGACTTCACCATCTCGTTGCGGAAAGATTCCACAGCCGCCCCGGTCTGGCGCTGTTGCTGACTGTTTTCAATCATAAGAACGGGAAGCCACGCCATCGAACAACCGTAATCATCAATCTCTTCTCCGGTGTTCGGGTTGTTACCGCGAATCTTCATGAACCACGCGCATTCAAGTTGACGGCACGGGTTGAAGTTATCCAGCGGGCAATTGGCTTTGGGTTCGAGCTTCATCGTTAATCTTTAGTGGCGATGATTACATCGACGTAAGAAACGTTGATGGCTGCTGTTGCTGAGCTTAACGAGCCAGAGCCAGAAAAGCTGTGATCGTGAGAACCGCCACCTCCTGTGGAGCCTGTTATGCGCACTGGGTCATTACGAAGCCCGCTAGGGCTTTGGCTGTTAAACCCCGCGTTCCCGTATATCGACCATTCCGAACCTGCGTAACCGTTGTGGTTGTGGCTTGGAATTTGCGCGGTGGTCAGTGTTGTGCCTCCAACCGTACCACTTAAACTAACCGAGCCAGAAACGGTGGGCGTACCAAACGCAGTTGTAAAAGCCGTGGAGCCACCAGAGCTTGCCGACCCAGAAACCACACGAAGCGCCTTATTGTCGTGCGTTGTAGATTTTGTCCACCCTGTTGGAGCAGCCGTCTGCACAAACATCATGGCGGTGCCAACCGGGAAAGAAGAAACATCCGACGTAAGGGCAATCGTACCGGTGTTGTCAGGCAACGTCACCGTCCGGTCGGAGTTCGTGTTGGGCGCGGCAAGAGTCACCGTCCCTGTTCCCAACGCGTTTCCGTTAAGTGCTATGCGGCTCATGTGTATCCCTTAGACGATAACCCAGCGACCGCCAGATGCCACCGTTACCGTCGCGCCAGAATCTACAACAAGAGGGCCTGCGCTGGAAGCGTTGTTCCCAGAGGCAATAGTGTATGAGGCTGTAACCGTCGCGGCGTTCACAAAGATTCCGTTGCTGGCCGTCACCGCGCTGGACTGCATGTCGCCCGTGCTGGGCTTGTACAGCAGTTTGGCGTTGCTGGTGTAAATGGTGCTCGGAGTTCCCGAAGTGGCCGCAGCAAACAGCGGGTATTGGTTCGTTGCCGTGCTGGTGTCGTTGGTAATCGAGGCCGGAGCGCTCACCGTGCCCCACGAGGTATCGGTGCCGTCCGTCGTCAGGTACTTGCCCGACTGGGAGGTCTGGCTCGGAGCCAAGGCGTTGAAGGCCGCGTTAGCCGTCGTCTGCCCCGTACCGCCCGCAGCAATAGGCAGGGTGCCCGCAGTCAGCGTCGTAGCACCAGTGGAGTACAGCGCGTTGTTAGCGCCAGTGAAAGTCGTCAGCCCCGTGCCGCCAGCCGCAGCAGGCAGAGTGCCCGCAGTCAGGGTGGATGCCCCGGTGGAATACAGCGCGTTGTCAGCCGCAACAAACGTGGTCAGACCCGTGCCACCGTAACCCGGCTGAATGGTGCCGCCTTGCCACGTACCGCCAGAGACAATCGAAGAGCCGAGGTTAAACGCGTTCGTTCCAAACGTGACGCCTTCTGGGAGGTATGCGTGGATATCCCAAGTGCCGCCCGTCGTGCTGTTATCCGTTAAAAAGACAGCGCCCGCGCCACCAGAGGGGAAGGTTCCAACCGCGCCCGTGGCATAGTTCTGAACCGTCAGAGTGCCCGTCGCCATGTTGTTGAACACAAACGCCACGCCAGTAGCCAGCGTGGTGGCATCAGGCATCGTATAGGTCTGCCCGCCGGTCCCAACAAGGGTGTGGATGTAGCTTGAAGCCGCCGTCAGGGCGGTGGTCCCGCCTGCTGCGGTTGTGGATGTGTTGGCCTGATTTAAACGGTTGACCGTAATGTTCTGGTCTGCATCCCGCAGCACCACCGAGTTGGCCCCAGACGAAGCCGTGACCCCAGTGCCGCCATACGCCACACCGATGGTCGATCCCTGCCATGTGCCAGAGGCCACAGTGCCCAGCGCAGAGACGTTGCCGCTGCCATCCAGATTGACCGACTTGCCCGACGGGTAAGTGACAAAGACGTTGACCGCGCCCGAGAAGGTGACCGCGCTGCCCGTGTTGCTGGAGGCGTAGATCGTGGTGCGGGTGAGGGTCGGGCCGGACGTGGAGTACGTGCCAAGGCCCACCTCCCACTGGCCGGTCGTATCCGTGGCCGAGTAGTAGGTGGTGTTGGTGTCGCCAATGACTGCGAACGTCTGAAAGCCGAGAACGGCCCCTGTCAGCGTGAAGCTTACAGTGGTGTTCGCCGTGGCCGATTCTTGGACACGGTTTGCAAGAACCAGAGCCATTTAAGACTCCTTATTAGGACGTTGCGGTCGTGCTGTAGGTAACGCTAACGGTGTCGCCTGCGGTGGTGATCTTGGCAGTTGCAAACGCGCCCGCGCTGTACAGCGTGCCGGAGGTGTTGCCTTGAGTCGAAGATGCGCCAGAGCCGGTCACCAAGAAGCAGCCTCCCACCGTGCCACCGCCACCCGTGATGGTGTAGGTGATGGCCGAAGCGGTCTTGGTCGTCACGTTGGTCGGGGTCGTGCCGGTCGAGGTTGCAGCGCTAAACGATGCAGTGCCACGCACAGCAGAGCCACCCACCGTGTAGTTGGTGAACTCAGTCCAGCCACCGTGAGAAGCCATCGTGTCCGCAGCCGCGAAGGTCGGGCTGGCACCAGAGATCAGACCGAGGAACGGGCCGACGGTGGTGTAAGAGGTGCCCGACAGCAGCGTGTCCAGCATCAGCTCTTTGCCCACGGCGTTAACCAAATTGGGGAAGCCTTCTTCCCACTTGATGTTGCCATCAGCATCGCGGCAGACCACATGGTAGTGGCCTTCAATGCCAACAGACTCAGCGCCCACGACGTTGGACTGCATGGTCACCTCTGCATGGTCACCGAAGTTAGAGAGTTCTTTTTGCATGATTGATCCTTAAACAAGGCGGATGAGAGCAGAGGTGCTGGTGTTAGCGGGCATCTGCACGGTGAATGAAGTGGTCGAAGTCTTGTCAGACCCGAAGTCCAGAACGCAAACAGCCCCGTTGTCTCCGGGGGTGTAGATCAACGCGCCACGCGCCGTAATTGCACCAGTCCACGCGGGGGACGAGAAGTTGACGTACGTCGTGCTGCCACCAGCGTTATTCGCTTCTGACGTAATCGTGGCCGTCACCACATTACCGCCCGCAACATAGTTGCCCCCTGTCGCCTCACCTGTCACGGTGTACGCAGTGGTGGTCTGATCCAGCGTGGCGGCGTTGGTGTACAGCGCCAGATAAAACGTGTCCGAGGCGAAGTTGATCGTCCCGTTGGCTAGGCCCGAGCGCAGCGTGTTGCAGGAGTAGTTGCCGGTAAAGGCCATTACTGGACCCCGTTATTCTGCGGCAACGGAGAAAGCCGCGCCTGACCACTGCGATACGCATCGCTGCGCTCCAGACCATTACCCAGACGGGAAGCCAGCGCCAGTGCTTCTTTGTACTTGCCGTCGTACAGCGCCATCATGTCGGTCTCACCCTTCATGAATGTGTACGCCTCTACCAGAGAGCCGTACAGCAGCACCGTCTCAAAGTTATCGCCCAGCCAAGTCTGACCATCCGCAGCCACCGAGATGGACTCGGGGTAGTAGTAATAGTGCAGCTCGACGTTGTACGCCGCATCGGGCGTCGGGCCGAGGATGAAGCTCAGTTCATCAGAGATCGTTGCCCCCGATACCGTCGGGCCAAACAGCGCGTAGTACTTGGGGATGCCCGTGTCACTTGTCGGGTTTGGGTACGCCTGCCGGATGAAGTTCACATCCTTATTCAGCAGGTACTCGTAGTTCCCCAGCGCATCAATAACTGCCATCGAGTACACCGACAGAAAATCATTCGGGCATGACAGGTATTTGTTGTTGGCGGACGCGGAACCCGTGACGTTCTTGCGCAGCGACGGGAACTGCACCGTGTTGTAGATGCGCTGCTCGGCCTGCTGCACGAACAACGGAATGTTCGCAACAAAGTCAGCCTCAAAGTTCTGCGTGTAATCGCAGATGGCAGCGGTCAACTGGGTGTAGTTCATGCCGTTTTTAGGCCATCGGGCCGCGAGCCATCACGCCTTTGGTAGCCGCGCCAGTGCCACGGATTTTGATACCCGAGGTCTTGGTGGGCTTGTACTCATTGGTACGCTCGTTGGCAACCGACACGTTGGCCTTGAGCGCCTCGCGTACAGGCATCTGCCCCACAACGGGGGACTTCACAGTGGTGATCTTGCCGGACATATCAGCCTCCCTTGCGACCGGGGCTGCGCTGGTTCATGACCTTAGCCATGTTGCGCCCATACTTGAGCATGTCGGCGTTGGTCTTGCCGCCAGCCTTCAATTTGGTCGGGGCCTTGCCCGGGTGCATATTCTTCTCGTGCTTGCGCACAGCAGTTTTCGCGTCCATGTTCACTCCTTACGTCGTGGATACTGATACTGTACCCAATTGCACAGATAAAACCAAGTTATTCGGTGTCAGCGCAGCATCAAAAAAGCTGCTGCCCCCCACTGGATTCCAACCCCACTGGAAGACCCGGCTACCGCCGGTCAGGGTTCCGTCCGGGCCAGTGCCGGCAACCACATAGGTACTATCCGGGCGGGGGTTGCGCAGCGCCTGCGGGTCGTCCACCGGGTACATGCCAAGCTGCAACTGCGGCTGATCTGGATCCCAGCACTGCTTGCACACCAGCAATTGGTACCGCTTGGTCTTAATAATCTCGGTTTTGAGTTCGGTAAGCCTAAAGCGTTGCCCACACCTGTCGCACATCGCGATGGCGTTTTTGCCCGAGGCAAACCGATTTCCCATCAGAACGTCCCGCCGATGAACATCCGACGCGGCACAAACCGCACGGCTGCCTTCTCCCGATCCTCAGTGCTGGCGAACTCCCAAGCCTCATCGTACTGGGCTTTTAGGGTAGCCATCCGGCCTTCCGCGCCGGGGATTTTCAGCGCCAGATAGTAAGCCAGCCCCGCCACCATGCACGGGACGAAGCGGAACGGCACGTCTGCGACGTTCACGCCGTTGCCAATATCTTGGGTGCGGCGAAGCCGCCAGTAGACCAACTGGTAGGGCTGCGAGCCGTCCGGCGTAGGCCAGACCGTAACTGCCGGAACCTGCGCCCAATAGACGGCGGTGCCGTTGTTGTGGCTGGCTGCCGTGGTGTTGTCCTGCCCCCGGACGCAGCTTGTCAGGGTT